ATGTTTGCATTAAAGCCTGATTATGATTTAGCTATAGAGTGGGCTTTAGGAGCTACTACAGAATCTGAAAGACGTAAATGGAAAAGAACAATGAAATCGGAGGTTTTTAAGAATATGGTTAGAGATGAACTACAAAAGTTACTACAAGACCATCAATTAACTGAAAGCTATACATTAGAGTTACTCGAAACTGCTATTAGTATAGCTAAAGAAAAGAAAGATGTCTCAAACCTGATGCGAGCTGTAGAGAACTTGCAAGACCTTCATGGAATGAATGAGAAGAATATTGTTAAAACCGTTGATAAACTAGAAGCTAGTTCTGCATCAAGGCTGATTGATGAGTTAAGAGAAGAAGAGACGAAGTTGATTGCAACTCGTAGTACTACTGAGCCGCTAACAGAGGAATAATGGACTACGAAGAGTCATACGAGCAAAAGCAGGCACTAAAGAAACTATACGATAGTATGGGCTTGTTTGGTAAGTATTGCTTTCCGACCGCATTAAGAAAGGATACTCCTCCTTTCCATAATGATATTTATCGCGCACTTAAGGATGATAATCTCAAGCGTGTAGCCATAGCTGCTCCCCGAGGGACTGCTAAGAGTACAACAACGTCTTTGATATACCCTCTATGGAGGATAGGTTTTAAGAAGAGTGATGAAGATTTGTTTATTGTTATCATTTCTGAGTCTCAGGCGCAGTCTATCAATTTCTTAAGTAGGATGAAGTATCATTTGCAATTCTCTGAGAAGTTTAGAGATATATTTGGCGATTTAGGACCGATGACTGCTAAACGCTGGACTGGGACTGATATAGTTTTAGCGAACGGTGCTCGTATGGTTGCAGTTGGAACTGGACAACGCGTACGAGGATTCATTGAAGGCGATACACGACCCAATCTTATCATTGTAGATGACTTTGAGTCTGAATTAAATGCCTTTACAGCTGAGGCAAGAGCCAAAAATAGGAAGTGGATGACAGAAGCTGTTATCCCCTCTTTATCAGATGACGGCAAGATATGTATGATAGGTACGGTTATATCAGAAGATTGTTTTCTATATTGGGTAAAAGAGTCTTCAGCGTGGAATGTGCTGTGGTATTCTATCTGGGATGACGATGAGAAGAGTATATGGCCTCAACGATTTCCTAAAGAACGTATTATAGAGATTAAAAAAGAATTTGAATCAGTTGGGAACCTCAATGGGTTCTATCAGGAGTATATGAATATTGCTCAATCTCCTGATAATGCTCCATTTAAGCCTGAATGGGTAAAGTTACATCATTATGATTATAAAAGACGTGATGGCCAGAATTGCTTGGTACGTAATATAGGAGCATCAGAAGAGGTTATTCCTATCGATATTTACTGTGGAGTAGACCCTGCTAGTTCTTTATCGATGCACGCTGATTATTTTGTAATCGCTACTATAGGGGTAGACCACGATAACAATAAGTACATAGTCGATATCTACAGAAA